CACAGAAGCGAAGACTATAAAATATCAGCAGTTAAATATTATCTTAATAATGATGTCAGTTTAGATGATGTATGTGAAATTTTTGATTGTCCAAAACAATCTTTATATAGATGGGTTAAAAGATATGAAGAGTTAGAAGAAATTAAAAGACTAAGTAGAAAACCTAAAAAAGAGAAATCTAAAAAAGTCGTTCAGAAAAAAGTTAATAAATCAGTTAAGGTTAACGCCTTAACAAAATCATAATTTACACGCTCTGCAATGAGCAAACCTTGAAGTTTTATTTGTCTCATTTTAAATCTTCAAGGGTATAAACGAGTTATTATTGCACATCTGTAATAAATGCACAAATTGCCAATGAAACTAGACCACAAAATGTTGCCTTATTAGTTTGCATTAAATCATAAAACAAATTATAAAAATATTTTCTAATAATAATTATATTATGACTTTATTAGAAGATATACAAAGTGGAAAATATAATTTAGTTTTATTTGGAATCATTTTAGTCCTTTTTTATCAGTGTTATTCGGAGACTAATAATAAAACTACCGACTATTTTGGTTCAGTTACTACAGACTCACAACTTCAGGAAACAGTTACTACACCATCTACGGTTACTTCACCCTCGCCAGTTAATACAATTATACCATCCTCAACATTACAAGTAACAGGGGGGCCATCATTTAATGATACAATTTATTATGCTAATATTGATGATATTCAAAAAGTGTCACGAATTATTAATAAAATAGAATCAGACGGATTAATTTTTAATGGAAAAATCAAAGAAGCTGGTAATATTTTAATCCCAACCGGCTCAATCATTATGTGGTCGGGAATTAATGTTCCAACTGGTTGGGCTTTGTGCGATGGACAAAATGGAACTCCAAATTTACAAGGTCGTTTTATCTTAGGTGCTGGTAAAGGTCAAAATTTAACAGAAAGAGTTGTTGGTCAAATTGGTGGTCTTGAAAGAGTTACTTTAGCTCTAAATGAAATACCAACGCACGCACACAATATCACATACAGAACAGATGATAACACAACAACTACAACATATAGTGGTACCGCAAATGTAGCAGCAACAGACACTAATTTAAGACAGACTGGAATGAATAAGACGACAACATCAACATCAGCCGGAAGTGAACAAACGCATGAAAATATGCCACCGTTTTACGTATTAGGCTATATTATGAAATTATAAAAAAAAAATTTCTAATAATAATTATATAATGACTTTATTATTTAAAGGGTTAAATACTGAGGACGTAAAAGGTTTTATAATTTTTCTATTCGGGATTGGAGTAATACTTGCACCATTTATATATGGTATATATACGTTAGTGCCTAAAAAACGTGATAACTTCAGTGACATCAGTCCGTCTTCATCAATATCTGAAGAAACACCACTAGTGCCATCATCAACACTTCAAGTAAATGATGTAATATCAGAAACATCAATATTAGTTCCTATTTATCAAAGTGATTTAGACACTATAAGAAGATTTGGTAACACAATGTCAAGACTAGAAACAGATGGATTAAATTTCCCAGAAAAAGTTATGGAAGGTGGTAATGCATTAGTCCCAAAAGGAGCAATCATTATTTGGTCTGGATCTGATACAGCTATTCCAGGTGGTTGGGTATTATGCGATGGACAAAATGGAACTCCGGATTTACGCAGTCGTTTTGTCTTAGGTACTGGACAAGGACAAAACTTATCAAACAGAGATATTGGTCAAATTGGTGGTCTTGAAAAAGTCGCTTTAAATGAAAATGAAATGCCAACGCACACACACGATATCACATACAGAACAGATGATAACACAAAAACTACAACATATGGAGGAACCGCAAATGTAGCTGCAACAGTCACTAATTTAAGAAAGGCTGGAATGACTAAGACAGCGACATCAACACCAGTTGGAAGTGGACAATCGCATGAAAATATGCCACCATTTTACGTATTGGCTTACATTATGAAATTATAAAAAAATTTCTAATAATAATTATATAATGACTTTATTAAAAGATTTACAAAGTGGAAAATATAATTTAGTTTTAATTGGAATTATCATTGGATTATTATTTTATTGCTTTCCAAATACTACTGAACCATTTGCGGATGCACCTGTAAGCCCATCAACAGATCCAGTTTTATTAGCAACCATCAAAGACCAAATCAGAAAAATCTATTTAGCTGATGTTGATTCAATTAGAAACTTATCAGAAGTTGCAACTAAATTACAAACTGGGGCTTTGACAATTCCTGGAGATTTAACAATACAAGGTAAATTACAAAACACAGACAATGTAAATATTAGTGGTAATAAAGGTTTAATTGTTTCTAATTTAGAAGGACTTACTATTAGTAAAGCAACTAGTGGGACTGGTAATTTAAAAGCAGAAGGTAATATTGATGTTGGAGGTGCATTAAATATATCAAGCACTATAATAGTAGCCGAAGGTAAAGCCAAGATTGTAAATGATGGAAGTATCAATTGTGCTAGTCTAGTTGTTTCAAATCGAAATATATTAGCAGAATTAGACGTATTAAAAATGAGACCAATCATACCAATTGAATTAATGTTTGCTGCTGGTTCGATCCCACCCAGAGCACAACCAAGATCCAGTGATCAAGAAATTGCATCAAGTGGTGCATTATTAGTAACATATAAGTCTATCATTAAACCACTATCTGGAACAATTACTGAATATGTTGGCGGTGGGTCTGGAGATAATGATAATGCTTGGATGTGGATGAAAGCTTTCCATTATAAACCAGACATGACCGATGCAAAAATTTTATATGATGGTTATGCAACTAGATTTATTGTAAGTAGAAATACTACTGTTACTAAAGAATTAACTAACATGATAACACCATTAACAGTTGAAGCTGGTAGAGTTGTTATGATTAAACTTTATAGTAGAAGAGATACTGATGATGAACATTATGTATATTGGACATCATTATTATTTACTCAGTCACCAGCATAATATATATAATATGAAAATTTATGATCTCAACTATTAAACTGTTATAACAATTTCTAATGGTTAGATGATTACCATCGGCTTTATAGCATTAGATTGTTCTTAAAGATACCTATATTTTTTATTAATATATTTATCGCACCATTTGTATCTCGATCTATTTTATAGTTACAATTTTCATACGACTTTATACGTTTTTATTATAACTGTCTGAAATACATCAGCAATTTGTACGTATCTTTGTATTCTGATTTAATACATATTTTATGTTTTTACTTAATCTGCATCTTTTGATTAAATTACATGCTATCTCTTTTCTCTTCTAAAGTTTTGCCTTTATGTATACATTCTAACTTATGTTGCTTAAAAGTTTTCTTATAAGTTATTACTATTTTTTGAGTTTCAAATTTAGGAATTAATATTTTATCGTAACTTTTACATAAATAATTTGCTGATTGATTATGTAATTCTTTTACTATATGTTTCGACTTTTTATATAATTTATTAATCTTATGGATTATCTGTTTTTCTTTTGAGTATTTTTTTGATACCTACTTATTTTATCGCGAATTTTTAGTAACGATTGACGAATATCTCTACCAATATATCCATAAGATTACAATCCATAAAAAGAAATAAATTTACTTTCTTCTGGATCAATAGTACAAATAGACTTTTTATTAGCTATTGGACGATAATAATAACTCGCTGGAACTAATAATGTAAATGTATCCATATTATAATTATAAAATAAATGACAATCATGAGATGTATCTAACTTTTGAAAAGATAATATGTAAATTAAATTAATTTATTATTAAATTAATTTAATTATAAAATTTAATAAACAAGTTCATTGACTGATTTGGTGACCGCTTGTTGATACATAAAAATTATACCACGTTGGCGGGCCATTTCAACGAATGATGCGTTGGGTTCGTCATGTCTTGGATAACCAGAGAGCAACTGTACTGGTTCGCGATTTATTAAGTGACCATCCGGCGTAGAAACTGGATCACTGACATTAATGGGATCATACTGGAAGTACTCTGATTGGTTGATACCTGCATTGATGTTTGAGTGAATCATAAAAATAGCAGATGAACCTACTACTACATTATTTACGGGCTCGAGGCGGTTAAGCTCAGCTAAGACAACAGAACGGAGTAAGTATTTGTCACCACGGTGATCAATTTCAGGATCGAAATCAACTTCACGGGTGTTGATGCGTTCAAAACCAGATACTGTTACTGGTAAGTTAGTAACATTAAATGGTTGCATCTCATTGAAACGGATGACATTAGTACGGCGGTCAACGAAGAAGAAAAGAACGCCACGCGAGTAGATTAAACTACTCTGGCGAGGAACCATAGCACCATTTTCAATAAAGTATTGGTGTTGTTCAAGAGCGTCATTTAATGATATGGGAGGTTCGTTATTGGTTGGAGGTGGTAAACGGAGGTTAATCATTGGTACAGATGTGACTATAGGGCGAATGTTTTGTTGGTATGGATTGAGATTTACAATGCTGTAAACTGGGGTTGTAGCTACAACTGTTGGGCGGAAAGAGAAAGCAGATAATAACCTCTTAAGAATAGTGCCATCATAACGTCCGTATAATAAATCTGGATTATCTTGACGGTTAAGTTTGCAGACATCAATTGAACCTACAAAATCACGGAAGACAGCGTTGTAGTATTGCCCATTACGTAAATTGAGCACACAGTTCCATAATTGATTTTGCACTTGTGAACGGTTTAATAAATCCATAATTGGTGAACGGCTATCACATACAACATCGTTGGGATCGTTGGTTAAGGCATAGAAAAGTTCATAATCGGGACGAGTATGTAAAGCTTCACCGCTGTAACGAGCCTTTACAATACCAGCAATGTTGGAATGTAAGAAGTGTGATTCAAGAAGATTAATTTTAGGTAAGAACATAGCAGCAATTACTGGGTGAATAGAATCACCCGGACGATGGCCGTGTTTTTTGTCGTATTTACCTGTTAAAGCTTCAAAATCACAATCTTTGTATTGCATTGATTGTAATACGACTTGAGCATGTAAAGGTCTTGATGAAGCGTGTAATTTAAGGATTTCTTGTAAGTATTTATAGTCGTTGTCGTTGAGTTTAAGGGAGAAACCTTGAAAATCTACGTTGATTGAACCTAAAATTTTCATCATGTTGGTTGAAGGCACTACAACTTCTTGGCTGCGATGACCAACTAATTCTTGTTCATAAATACGTTGGAATTCGGCAAATTCATCATCAGTTAAACTGTGCTTCACTTTGAATAAACGGGCTTTCTCTAATAAGACGTGGAAGGGATATTCAGAGTTGCTGTATTTTTCACGGATTAATTGAGCAAATTTCTTAGCCTTTTTAGAAATGGTATTATGTTTTTCAATATAAGCTTTTTGGATTTTATCTACTAATTCAACATCATCGAATCTTTGTTTTAATTTTATAAAATCAGCTGATGAAATCTTTCCATTATTTTTACGGAAAAGTTTTTGCACTTCGTCTTCAACATTACTTCCTTGACGACTAGGACGATTTTGATTATTTTTAGCATCGGATGAGTCCATACTTGTTATATATAATATGGATTAGAAAATATTTTTAAAAATTTTAAAGATTTTTATATTTATTCTATAAAATATTTAAACTTTATTTATATCAATATTTAAAAATGCGTTATATTTATATTATTTAATATAAATATGTAAATTATTTTCTACTCTAAATATATATATTC